GGAGGCGGACAGGCTTGCGGACGAGCTGAGGGAAATTTACGGAGAGCCGCCGCAGGAGGTTAAAAATCTGCTGGAAATAGCGTTAATCAAGAGACTTGCCTCCAAAGCCGGCTTTGAACGCGTCAGGGTGGACAAAAAAGGCGCGGAGCTGGATTTTGCCGACAAAAAGTATCTTGACAACCCCGCGCTGTTTGCCGAAATGGAGCGCCGCAAAAACACGTGCAGGCTGGACGCAAGCAAAAAATTGTCCGTACAAATCGGCTTCGACGGCAAAAACGCGTCCGCAAATCTGCACAGTCTTGAAAATTTCTTGCTGGCTTTAAGCTGAAATTGTTTTAATTGTTGTTTTGTCAATCGTTTTTTAATAGTTTTTATGAAAAATTATAATTTTTTTTAATTTCAAGTTGATTTTAAGGTTTTTGACGGGGTAAAGTCAAGTAAAAACAATAAATCAATGTAAATATCGTAAGGTAAAAAAGCCGCGTCCGCTTTCGGCGCGGCGGTGTAAACGGTTATAGTTGTTAAGCGGCTTTTCCCTTTAAGAATTTTACGCGATAACCCGCGTCGGGTGTTGCCGTCTTTAATAGTTCGAGCAATTCGGCGCGTTTTTGAAGTGGTGTTATCCACGACCGACGCCCGTACTTGTCGCGTAAAGACGAGTGCGGGCAATTATTATATCGAACGAGCCACGATTGCATTTTGTCGCGGAGTTCATCAAAAGTCTTAAATTGTAAATGATTATAAAAATTTTCTTGATCGGTGCGGTGCGAACGTTCGACCTTGCCGTTGTGGCGCGGCGTGTAAACTCGTATCAATTTATGTTTGATTTTTAGTTTGCTCAATAAAATATCGACGGCGTGGACTTTGCCTTCGTTCGTTCCTTTCGGGTTTGTAAACTCCGTGCCGTTGTCTGTTTGAATAACAGCGGGCAAATATCCGAAGTAAATTATAGCGCGTTTTATAAAATCGACGGTCGAATATCCGCTTTTTTCTTTGTACGGATAGATAAACCGCTCCCGCGTCGCCTCGTCAATCATTGTATATTGATAATAACGTTCTTTTCGACATTCGCCGCAATTACATTCGAACGGAACGTATTTTACGTCCATTTGCATTTTAACGCCGAGCATTTCGGGCGTGTCGTAGTGTTGCGCTACATACGGGTTAATTTCTTTTACGGGGCGTATTTTGTGTTTCATTAAAAACCGATAAAACCCGCCATACGTCCGATTGTAGCCGTATTCGGTGCGAAGTATGCCCAACGCCTCGGCGTAACTAATATCGGGGTGTGATTTGAATACTTCGGCAATTTGTGCCGTTTCTTCGGGCGTGTGTGCGTTCGGGTGCGGTGTATGCGGGCGGCTTGATTTGTTTTGTAAACTTTCTTCCGAGCCGTCGTATGCCCGCCGCCACCGATAAAGACTTTGTATCGTGCATTTCGTGCGCTTTGCGACTAAAAATATATCGACTTTATCAACGAGCCACATTTTCAACGCTTTTTCTTTTTCGTGCGCCGTGTATTTTATTCCCTTCATTTTTTAACCTCCTTACATAGTAAAAGCGGGCTACCGTTCGGCAACCCGCTTTTTGCGCCTTTCTTACTTGTTTTTGTCTTTCAAAACGCCCGCCGCCCAACGTAAGAATTGTGCTTTGTTCATACCACTGTTTTTGATTATTGCGTCAATTTCCGCCGCCTCGTCGGGTTTTAACCACGTTGTCCATTTTATGGAGTCGTTTTTGTGTGTTTCCCGATAGCGTTTATCGGCGGCTTTTTGCGCCTCGCTCCGTGCCATAATATACCTCCGTTAAAACAAGTCATTTTCGGCGACAAACGTTTTTAAGTCGTCGAAAGTAGGGCAATCGGCTTTTGTAACTTTTGCCGATACGGTTACGTTGTCTTTATCGGTCGATACCGTCCACGTTTTAGACTGTTCCGTTACCTTGTAAATTTTCCCGTCTTTTTCGATTTTCATTTTACACCTCCGATTTTTCGATTTTGATTATTTTTTCCACCTTACAACCGCAAAGAGTGCAAGTGCGTTTTACGGCGGTAACGGCGGATTGTTCCGTCGTTTTTGCATTTCCGCACGGGTTAAACGTGTATGACCCGTCGGCGTTTTGATTTTCGATTTGATTTGTCCTACCGCTTAAAATGACGGTAATTTTATACGGTCTTTTTTCTTGATTTTTCATTTTGTGCCTCCTGTTGCGGTTGTTTCGATTTGACAAAACTAAAATAATGTGTTACAATAGGTCTTACGAGGGGCGGTTGCCCGCCCGCTCTGCCTATCGCCGTTTTATTCGGCTTTGGTGTTTGCCTTGCTTGCCTTCGGCTTTTTAAGGGTTATCGTAACTTTGACTCTTTCGACGGTGTCGTTACTTTCAACCGCTTTTGCCAAGTCTTGCAAGGCTTTTGCTATGTTTTCCATATCCGCGACCTCCTTTTTAGATTTTCAAAGGTTTTTGTTTCCCTCAACCTTTGTAATTATATTATATCATATCCCCCGTGATATGTCAACACTTTTTAACGTATTTTCTAAAAAAATTTTTATTTTTTTTGAGAAAAAACGCCTTCCATTAGTGGAGGGCGTTTTGTCGTTATACCGAGATTTTTAATAAAGGAATAGCCGCGTTATTGACTTCGTCATAAAGATTTGATATAATAAATTTGCTACAATCATTACACTTCATATCTTGCGACTCGGTTATAACACGGCTAACGATATAACGACGCCCGTTTTTCTCGGTATGTCGATAATCGTATTACTATTATATATCGAACGACCGATAAAGTCAAGACTTCTTGAAGTGTAAATGTAAATTTTTCGCTTTAAGGAGTCTTTTTGTTTATGACGATAGCCGAAAGGATTTTCTATCTTTTAGAAAGACGCGGCAAGCGGTCAAGCGACCTTGCGCGCGCGTTAGGTGTGCGACAAACGACGGTGTCGGAGTGGAAAACGGGAAAGCGCGAGCCGTCGGCGACGCAATACGCAAAACTTGCCAAATATTTCGACGTGTCGCTCGACTACCTTATAACGGGGCGCGAGCCGCGCGACGCACCCGTGCAACAAATAATCGGCAACAACAACTCAAACAATAATGTTTCGACTTATTCGTGCAACGCGACGGGCGGGCTGTCTGATTACGAGCGGGAATTGCTGAAAGTGTGTGCGAGTTTTGATATACGCCGCAAAACCGCGCTTTTAACTTATGCTTATAATCTCGAAAAAGAAATGAAAGAAAACAACTCGAAAAAGAAATGAAAGAAAACAAGGAGTCTTAATTATGAAGTGGTTTTACAATCTTAAAAGGGTTAAAAGAGTTATTATCGCCGTTGTTTCGTGGTTGCCGTTGTTTATTTTTGCGGGCGTTATAGGCGGAACGTCGGGCGATAACGCCAACGTCGAAACGTGGCAAGCGTTGATAATTTGCGTATTGCTTGCCGTCGGTATCACGTTTACCGTGTTTGCCGTCAAAGCACGACGCAAGGAAACGCAAGCGGAACGCGACGCAAAACGCGCCGAAAGAGCCGCCGACGCAAAACGTGTTGCCGACGAACGGGAAAGGCGCGCGGCGTCCGTTGTTACTATGCCCGACTCGGTTATAAATTCGCCCGTCGTTAAAATCGATTTCCCGATTTTTACAAAGGCGGTCGGAGTAACTTTTGACAACTGCCAAAAACACATACAAGAAAGCAATGTCGGCGACGCGGTTTTGATAAAACACAAACCGACGGAGGAATACCCCGAAAGTACGGATATTGTAAACGCGCGGACGCGTAAGCGCGTCGGGCGGCTTAAATCCGATCTTGCGTGGGAATTTTTAGGCGAGTTCGACGAACGTTTTACGCTTGACGGCGAAATTGCCGATATAACGGGCGGGAACGACGGACAAAATTACGGTTGCAATATAAAAATAGTCGGCGAGCATTACGACGAATAGCCGCCGCAAGCAAAGAAAAACGCCCCGACAAGGGCGTTTTTCTTTGCTTGTCAATTAAAATGTTTTTCACCGAGTCGGGTTGCCCAACCTTCAAACCATATTCGATCGTAGGGCGGTAGGGTGAGTCCGAGTCCTTTTCGTATCTTGTATTCGCGATACCAATATCGAACACAAGAGGGAATACTTACAAGAAACGGCATAAATACGCCGAGCATAATATTTTGTAAACCGTGTCCGCTTTCGTGTTGTAGAGTATGTAAAGACGGGTTTTTATTGACGACGAAAAACGCGCCGAGTTCAAAACCGCCCCAACCGCTCCCGACTTCAAAATAAATCAAATAATGAAAGCGTTTCGGTTTATGCCCCGTAACAAGTAGAGCAAGGGCGACAACGACGCCGCAAAGCGTCATAAGCAAGCCCCACGTTAAAGACAAGAGCCAAAACGCAAACGCTTTAAGGGTTTTCATTGTCTGCCTCCTTCGGTTTGTTTTTTAAGTCGTATAAAGTAGCCTCGATTTGTTGTTTAAGCCACGTTTCGGGGTTGCCGTAGTTCTCGGTTATGTATTTTTGCACGTCGCCCGTAAGTTGTTCAAGTGCCGACGTCAAAGCAAGGTGTAACGCCTCCTCTTGTGAGTCTTTCGTCCACGCGTCCGTACCTTTAATCGACTCAACGTACGTTTGATACGTTCCCTTTACGGCGGACGATACGGCGTCGAGTGCGGCGGTTAAAAAGCCGCGCGCTTTTTCGTTTTTTACCTTAACGCTTATAAGCGATCTTACCTTTGCAAGTACCCACGCAACGAGCGCGGCGACTACAAAAGCGGCAATTTGTATAAGTAAGTTTTTCCAATCCATTTTTTAATCCTCCAATATGTTTTTACCGTCGTTTTGTAAGGGGTGTTCGGGCAAGGCGATTAAATCGTTGTATAAGTCCGTTATAACACCGTTTCCGCCGAGTAAATGATACGACTCATACTCCCGACGTAATGCGTCTTTCGCATAAATAGAGCAAAAGCCGCGCTCGGTGTACTTTTCGTGTTGACGGATTATTTCGGCGCGCAAAAGACTTTGCAAGCCGTTTTGTATTGCCACGTTTTTTGCTTTGCTGTTTCTAAAATTACCGACGACGGACGTTATAACGACGCCAACGGTCGTACTTATAAACGCGGTTAAAATCGTTGCCCAAACGTTCATTTTACGCCTCCACAAACCACTCGTCGCGGAGCGACGCGCCGTTATTGTCGGCGATTTCGTCTTTCGTTTTCCCGTTAAGATCGTTGACCCAAATTTCGAGTGCGTCGTCGATTTCGCGTTGTGTTAAAATGCCGTTGTTTTTATCCGCGTTCGCCGTTTCGAGCCACTTTTCTTTGCTGAATACTTTTTTTGTCGTGTTTGCCATTTTTTAGATTACCTCCGTTTTGTTTGCTGTAATTGCTTACTATTTTTTTAAGTTTGTTTTTCGGTGCGTACGGATAGATTTTTTCTTTGTAAAATCCGCACGCGTTTATGTGCGATAGCCAACCGATAAGCGATAAAAGACTCATTGCTTGACGCGGTGTTATGTGTTGCGTCTTTTTAACCTTGCGCACCCGTCGGCATAACCGAAAAAATATTTTTTTGCGAAGTATCGTTTTGTTTTTATAAAACCGATACCCGACAAAATCAATCGGACGCGAGTTAATTTTCCAAACTTGCCAATTATCTTTTATCTTTAAGCCGATACCGTGCAAATAGTCGTCGATCGCTTTTACTGCTTTATGCAACTTTCGTTTGTTAGAGTCTATCAAAACCATATCGTCAACGTATCGGACGTAGTATTTGACGTGCAATACTTCTTTGATATAGTGGTCTAAACCCTCCAAGTAGAAATTTGAAAACCATTGCGACGTATAATATCCGATAGGTAGATGATCGCCGCCGTTTTCGAGGACTTGTCCGACAAGACGTAAAAACTTGTCGTCTTTGATTTTCCGTTTAAGCATATCGAGCAATATAGACGGGCGGACACTGTCGAAAAACTTTGATACGTCGAGTTTTGCAACGTAGCGCATTTTTTCGTCGCGTATAGCCGTTTCGATGTACGCCTTCGCGTCAATGCCGCCGCGGTTCGGAATACTGCCGCAACAATAACGGTACATACCGCGCGTTATAACGGGTTGCGCCGCTGTTATGATAAGCCAATGCACGATTTGGTCGGGGTAAAACTTCGGTATCGTGATTTTCCGTGTTTTACTACAAGAGCGGTCGTAAATTTCGATATGTTCGTTTGGCGAAAGTTTTACCGTTTCGGTTTCGAGCATTGCTTTTAATTTTTGCGCGTAACCGTCAATATCGCTTAATATCGCTTTGACATAGAGCCGATCCGTTTTACCTTTCGCGGCGTTTTTAATCGCTTTCTTGATAAAATCGACGTCGCACATTTTCTCGTATAGATAACCGACTCTTTTCATAGAATATCCTTTAATCTTCTTGCGGTCTTTCAATGACTTACTAAACCGCCCTCTTTGTGAAGTGTTTTTTGCCAAGGGGCAAGGATTATACGCGCTTTTACGAAATAACAAGATTAAATGCGACCCCCGATATTCGAGTTCGCGTTCGACGGATTGTAATTACCGTTCCAATTCCACAAACCCGCGATCGTCGTGTTGTTCCAATCCCCGCCAACCGCAAGGACAGAGCCGACGACGTTCGCGTCGGGGAGTGCGCGTAATACCCTTTGTTTTTGTCGCTATAAAGCATACGCCAAGGGGGAGGTATCCCCCTTGACAATCCCTCTCTTAAAGAGGTTTATAGCAAAGGCGACCCCCGATAATCGAGCCCGCGCCCGACGGATCGTAAGAACCGTTCCAAAACCACAAACCCGCGATCGTCGTGCGGCTCCAAACCCCGCCAACCGCAAGGACAGAGCCGACGACGTACGCGTAGTCGCAAAAGTAGGTTGTTGCGCTACCGCCGACTTCCGTTGCGTATTGTATAAGGGGGTTGCGTCCGAGCGGTTCAACCTTTTTAATATAGCCGCTACCCGCCGAGCGGTTGCCTTGATAAACGTACGGCGACGCGGTTTTGCCCGCGGTATAAGACGCGGGGTCGGTGCAAACGTAAACTTTTTCGGACGAGAAAGATATACCGTCGCACCAAGTGAAAGTATTTCCCCACAAATTCTCAATACCGCGATACTTGCAAGCGTGTTTGCCGTCGGTGTTGCTTTCTTCCGACCCCGACGGGGTTTTTACGGCGTCCGTTCTGCCCGTGGCGACCGCCGCCGAATTGTTGTTTGCATAACCATACATAACCGATTGTGAGTTCGTTGTTTTCATTTCGACGAGCCACAATTCTTTTATGATAAGGTCAATTAAGAAGTCGTATTGCTGATAACCTGCGCCGTTTGCTTTGCAACCCGTGCGGAAGTTGTCGCAAGTAATGTTTACAAGCACGGTTGCGCCCGACTTTGAATACACGCGTGCCGCCGACCCGCTACCTTCGTATTTACCCACGAGGACGTAGTCGAGTTCGTTTCCGAGTCCGTCAACAAACAACGTCGAAAAACCTTCGTATCGGATACCCGATATTTGGTGCTTGTATGTACCGTCGGCGTTTTTCGTGATTTTGGAATAAAACTTCGGTATTTTAATAAACACGTTGCCCGACGCGTCCGTTACTTCTTGCATATCGCACCACGGATAACAACGGTCAAAATCGCTCGTAATATCCGTTGTGCCGACCGTGTAAGAAAGTCCGACGGCGTCGTCCGTTCGCGTAAGGGCGGACGGGGTAGACGACCCGACTTTATCTACACCGTAGATTTTTGCTTTTTCAATGTTCATAGTGTTAGTTACCTCCTTCGAGTGCGGCAAGCCGCGTTTTTATTTTCTTAAATTCGGCGTCAATTTCGCCGCCGCGGGAATACCCGACGGCTTTTTCCGCCTCTGCCGATTGTGCGGCATAAATCGCGATTTGCGCGCCGCCACCCTCGAATTGAATTGCGGCGAGTGCTTTCCACGCTGTCGAGCCGTCGCCAAGTTTCAAAACCTTATTTGTGGTATCAAAACCAAACTCGCCCGACGCAAGCACGGGATTTTTACTTGTCCAATTCGCCGCGGTGTCTTGTCTGACTTTAATTGTTACGGTTAAATTCCGCGTTGCCATTGTTTACCTCCTTTATGCTTTGCCGCCGTTAATTGTTATAGTGTCGGTAGACATTACAACGTTTGCGCCGTCTTTTAAGCCCGTAACGGATTTAGCCGCAAAGTTCGAGTTAAAGTTAGCCGTTGCGCGGGCGGTTGTAAAATATAGATTTGCACCCTCTGCAACGTCGCTTGTAGTAAGCACAACCGCTCCCGTTTTTCCGTTTACCGAAAGGACTTTACAATCGGGAGTGCGCAACCAAACCCAATTTGAAATTTGCGACGGATCGTCGGCGTTTAATATATAAGATTTGTTTTCGTCCGTGCGGACTGCCACGTCGCCGCGTTGTGCGTCGAGCGCAAGCATTGCGGCTTGACTGTCAACGACGAAAGTTTCCGTAATTGCGATTGCGGGAAGTATGCCGCCGTCAAGTTTTCCGTCGCTACCGAGTACGGGAACGTTGCCCGCCGCCGTTCCGACGTTTTTACCCGCCGCCGTTCCCGCGTCGCTAATCTTTGAAAGCGTAAGCGAGGGGATAAGTGCAACGGCAATTTTTGCGTTTGTGTCAAGCACGGGTACATTACCCGCCGCCGTTCCCGTATTTTTCTTTGCGGCTGTTCCCGCGTCTGTAATTTTGGAAAGAGTAAGAGAGGGAATATCTGCCGCCGTAAGTTGCGTCGCGTTCGTAATAATGCCTTGTGCGTTTACGGTCAATTTCGTATAAGTTCCCGCCGCTACACCCGAATTTGCAAGCACGAGTATATATTCGACATTACCGCTACCGTCAAACGTTTTGGTGTTTGTTACAACCGCCCCCTTGAAAGTGATACTTCTCGCCGTTTGTAGTTTTACTGCCGCGTCTGCGAGTTCGGCTCGTGCGATTTTCCCCGACGCGGTTAAAAGTCCTATCCACGTTGCCGCCGTTTCGGTTTTTGAAAATAGAATATATGCCGCCACGCCGACCGTATCAACCCAAAGCGTACCAATATCGTAGTTTATATCGGTTGTGGTCGGGGCAACACTCTTTACTTCAACGTCGCCGCCGTCCGCATATTTTAACGAGTTGTACGCCGTCGAGCCGTCGCCTATCTTAAACTTTCGCGTATCGGTTTCAACGCCCATTTCGCCAAGCGACAAAACGGGGTTTTTACTTTTCCAAGTCGCCGCCGTGTCGTTGCGCATTATAAGCGTTACGTTAAGTGTCTTGTTTGCCATTTTGTTTATTTACCTCCGTTAGCATTGATTATTTTTATATCGTCCGCGGTAAGCCCGACGACAAAATACTTGTTTGTTGCCGTATCGTAGCGGTACGGCGTGTTTGTTGACGCGTCTATATAAAGCACGTTGCTTTCGCCGACGTCGGGGAAGTGTTCGCGATCGATATATTCGGTAACGCCGCCGCCCGTTTCTTCAAGCGCGGTAACGCGTTCGTCAAGTTCCGACAAAACGTCGGGGTATTCGTCTGCGACGATTTCGTCAACTTCGAGCCGTTCTTCAAACGTGATATTAAATATTTCGGTTTGCCAAACGATAGTATCGTCGCCGTCGGCTTTCTCGAAAATTATTTGCATATCTACGTTGCCTTGTTGTGTTACCTTGCGCGGGAATATGTAAGAAAGCCTTACCTTTTCGGGTTCGGAGTCCGTATCGTAAATAAAGTGTTGCGTTTTGTCCGCATAGGTCAAATCGCGGTTTACGATTTTTAGCGACGACGAAAAATCCGATAAATCTATATCGCCTTGCTTTTTATCGAGTATCATTGTCAACTCGTCGGAAAGATTGTTGCCGACAACACCCATACGAATAAAGTTTTGTTGCGGCTTTTTACCGCAAAAGGTAAGTTTCATTTTAGCCTCCTATGCGTCGCCGCCGCCTATAATGATTGTATCGTTTTCGGCTATCAAGCCGCCCGCCTCAAAGGTTGATTGCGCCACCGAGTCAACGGTTACGGTCGTTCCTTGTTTTTCGCCGATTTGCTGTTCGAGTTCGGCGATTTTTTGATCAACTTGTGTTTTTGTGTTCGACGCAAGGTTTGACGCGTCCGTCGCAACTTGTTTAGCCTCTGCCGCCTCGGTTTGCGCCGTGGTGGATTTGCTGTTTGCGTCGTTTGCTGTTCCGACCGCACTTTCCGCACTTGCTTTTGCCGCGTTAGCCGTTTCGGTTGCGCCTTCCGCTGTTCCGACCGCTCCCGCCGCCGTAGTCGTAGCGGCGTCGGCTTTGTTGTTCGCCTCATTTGCCGCCGATACGGCATTGTCTGCCGCCGTCTTTGCGTTGTTTGCAATCGTGTTTGCTTCTTGCGCTTTTGTATTTGCGGCGTTTGCGGTAGAAACGGCGTTCGTCGCCTTTGTTTCTGCGCTTGCGGCTTTTGTTTCGGCATTCGTCGCCTTTGTTTCTGCGCTCGCGGCTTTTGTTTCGGCGGTCGTTGCTTTTGCGTTTGCGGCGTTTGCGGTGGATACCGCGGCGTTTGCCGTCGTTATCGCTTGTTGCGCTTTTGTAAGCGCGTCGTCAACGATTGTTTTTATCGTCGCATAGTCGGCGACAGGTTTTATCAATTTTGTTAAGTTGACGATTTGTGTACCCGATATTTCAAACGAATAAATCGGGAGTTCGTAAGCGGTATTGACATTGTCGGCGGTTGCCGCGTAAACGTCGTTTTGTTCAAGTGTTATAGCCTCGAAAGTTCGGTTTACAATCGCTTTGAAAGTGCAATTTTCGTCGTCGGAGGGGTGGTACGTTTCGATACGCGCCACGATATACCCGACAAAACCGTCGAATATTTGCGGGCTTACGGTTTCCGCCGCCGTTACCTCGTTCATACGCCCTTGTACAACAAACGCTCCCGTGCCGATTTGTATTTTTTGTCCGACGATTTGCGCGGCGAGTTCCGAGCCATACCCCGCATAATATCCGTTTGCTTTGCTTTGATCTATAAAACGCGAGCGTACTTCAAGCGCATACAAATTCGCGTTGAAATTAAAACAACCTTGAAACGTTACGGGTTTTATCATTGCTGACCTCCTAATTTTTGATAACTTCGGTCAAAAGTATTTTCTTAAAACCGAGTTTGATTTTTGTATTTTTACCGTCGCCGTCAAGCGTGATTATTTTCTCGCTTATGGGTAACGTCTTAAATAACTTACCGTCGTAATAAAGGGCGACCTTCGTATAAAGGCGGTATCCCGAAAAGTCTATCGGGTCAATCGTTTTATTGTTGTCGATAATGATATTATCAACGTATCGCGCGTTAGCGAGTTCGTAAACCGCGTTAAATTGCGCGTCCGCCAAATATTCCGACTCATAATACTTTGCCTTTACGGGGTAGAGCCGCCCGTCGATATTCCCGTTTTCGTCCGATTGTACAATGTTGTTGTTTTTATCGCGGTAATAATAGACGGTTGCAATAGTGGAGGGGCGGGGCTGATATTTCGGGATATAAACGGGGTTTCCGTCTTTATCGGTAACGGGATCGCCGTTTGCGTCCGTCTTTTGCGTTGTGGTATAAATGATATTGCCGTCCGCGTCCGTTTCGGGCGTTTCGACGTTGTATTTGATAGTTGCAACCGTTTTATTTGTCGTTGTCGAAGTCGTGGTTAGTTCGTGGATAAAGTCGCGTAAATCGACGCTTACGGCGTCCGTACACTTAACGAACGTAAAGACAATTTTTCCCGACGCGACGTCGTAGTAACTTTCGATATTGTACTCGTAGTATTTCAAGTAACATTTCAAGAATTTGTACGCATTGACAAATTGATATGTACCCGCATAACTGCCGTACGTTGTCGTCGTGTCGGTGTTATCGGTCGGGATATTGACAACAACGGGGATTTTATTTACTGCCGTATCTTTGCCGTCAAAGACTTGCGTTTTTACCTTTGTAAAGATAGCCGACAACCGCCCGTCAAAACTGCCGTCGGCGGTGTAGTCGAGTAATATTTCGGTATCCCACAACGTTTTGAAGTCGAGTCCTTTTACTTTGCGCTTGTTGTGTTCGGGTGTTATTCCGTCGGCAAAGCAAGCGTATTCGTAGTTTCCGCTATCGTCGTTCAAGACTGCTATTTTTGCGTCGTTAATATCAACGTCGCAAACGCCCTCGGCGGAAAACGAGTCGTTGTCGTAAACGCGGGTCGTTAAATCGTACGTCGCGTTGTCAACGTTCGTAATATGCTTTTTGTTTTCGTCGTATATTGCGATATACACGCCCGCCGCCTCCTTTTAGTCGAATAAATAACGTTTGATTGATACTTCGATTGCGCCGTCGTCGTCCGCGGTCATATTTGCGCCGATAAAATATTCGCCTTGCGGCAAGTATAAAAACGATTGTTTCGTTTTGTCGGTCAAACCGTAACCGTTTGTCGATACACCGTCCGTCGTAACCGTGATTTTTTTTGTCGTCGGCTCGATTAAAATTTCCGTGCCGTCGGCGTTGTTTGTGGAAAGCGCGATTTCTTCGATTGTCTTACCGTCAAGAGATTGTAAGTAAAGACGTATATTGTTCGCTATCGCGCCCGTAATGCGTATTGTGATAGGTGCGTCAACAAAAAACGAGTTTGTGATTTTGTACTTTGACTTAAACACGCGCCCCGCAAATCCGAACGGAAAACCGAGCGGGAATTTTGTATCTTCGGCGCGGGTCGATTTCAAAGCAAAAGACTCCTCGACGCGTTCATACCAATATGTTTGACGTTCAAAAGAAAACGTTTCGACAAATAAACCTTCTTCGTTTATTTCCGATTTCGGCGCACTTTTCAAAACAACGTCGCAATATTTATCGGTAATGCCGTCGTCATACTCAAACAAAAATATCGACGTGCCGCACTCCGCGAGAAAACGAAGTAATGCTTTGTAATTGCTGTATCCGTTCGATCCGTCCGCGTTGAAATAAATCGAAAGGGTTATCGGGTCAAATTCGGGCGTAACGTTTGTAAGGTGTTTGCCTTTTTCGCTTTCCTTGTAAGACAACGAAAAGTTGTTGCCGAGTCCTTGCGGTTCGGCGGCAAGCGCGGTTTCGCCGTTCAAGTCAAACGAATTTGATTTGTCGTAGGTGTGTAGAATAAACCGCCTCATTACATAGCCTCCGCAAGTTTCATATTGATTTCGCGGACAAGTTTATCGGTATCAACTTCCGCCGCGTAGTTTTGTATCGTAACCGTGATATTTTGCGTTGTGTTTTTTGTGCTGTTGTCGTAGTTGTAAATATCGCCCGACGTTCCCGTGCTGTTGCCGTTGTCGTAAACCGTGCCGCCGCCTTCGGGTTGTTTCGGCGGGGTGGAGTCAATTATAGCGTTGACGTCGTCCATACCTTTTATATTTGACGTGTCGATACGGAGTTTTACTTCTGCGATACGGTTTATGTGGACGCCAAGCCAACCGAGCGATTTGTTTACGCCGTCTATAAGTTTGTTGATTATTCCTATAACGAAGTTTACGGCGTCCTCGACAACACCGACGACGATATTTATAATTTTTACGACGCCGCTAAAAATCTTTGTTACGACATTCCCGAAAACCTTAAACAACGGTGCAAGCCAACCAAGCAACGTACCGAGCATTTGCAACGGCACTTGCAAGGCTTGTAAAACGATTTTTAACGGTATCAACGCAACCGACAAAAGGGGTTGCAAAATACCGAATAACGCTTGTATCGCAATTTGTATCGGCATTAAAACCATTTCAACAACCGTCATAAGCATATCGAGTAGCGGCGATATAATATCGAATATCGCTTGTATAATGCCGATAACGGGTTGCAACGCCTCCGATATAACGTTAATCGCAACGGCAAGTATGCCGCCGACAAGGTCGATTATCGGTTGTAAAATCGACATAAGCAAGTCAAGCACTTGCATTACTGCGTCAAGGGCGGGTTTTAACGCCTCGCCGATAGTGGATACAAGATTGTTTATTGCCGCGCGGAACGCCTCGCAACGCGTGTAAAGTAGCAATAGAATTGCCGCGACAACCGCGATAATAAGTATTATCGGGTTTGCCGCAAGCGCGGACAATCCCGCTTGAAGTGCGGGAATAGCCTTTATAATTCCGCCGACCGCCGAAACTACTTTGCCAATACCGAGCGCAAGCGGGGCAAGTGCCGCCACCACGAGCAAGGCTTTGACGGCAAATTCTTGTTGTTCGACCGTAAGCGTATTAAACCAATCGGCGAGTTTTTGCAATTTCGGCACGACGTCGTTGTTTATCATATCCGCAATGCGTTGAAGTAGTGGTGCGAATGACGCGCCGATTTGCAAGCAAACGTTTTTCAAAGACTCTTTAACACGATTAAACGTGTCGTCAAGCGTTGCAAGCGTCTTTATTTGTTCGTTTGTCAATGCGCCGAGTGTTGTAAATTCGTCTTTAAGTTTGTTAATGTTTTCTGCTCCCGCATTGAGAAACGGGATCATTTGGTTAGCGATTTTATCGCCGAAAATTTCATTTGCATAAGCGGTTTGCAATGTTTTGTCTTTCATAGACGCAAGCGCGGTCAATATACCGTCAAACATTTGTTCTTTGTTTTTGAAGTTGTCAATATTGAGTCCGAGCGATTGCAACGCTTTTGACGCATTATTTATCGTTCCCGCCGATAAATCAACGAGTGCGGCACGCGCTTTTACAAGTGCGTTGTTGAAAGTATCCACACCGACGCCCGTTTGTAAGGCGAGGTATTGCCATTCTTGCACCTTTTCGGCGGATACGCCGAGTTGTTGCGATAAGTCGTCAATTTCGCCGCCCGTTGCCGCGGCTTTTATTCCGAGTGCGGATAAGCCCGTCAACGCCGCCCCCGCCGCCGCTGAAATAGGCGTCAAGGCTTTACCAACGCCCGAAATTGCGTTGCCGACTTTCGTTACGCTTTCCGAAATAGCGTTGAATTTTATTTGATTGATTTTTTCAAGTTGTTTTTCGAGTTGTTGCGCTTGCAATTCGGTTTTTGCAAGTTCCGATTTTAATTTTCGATATTGATCGGTGTCAATGTTACCCGTGTTTTCCAAGTATTCCAAACGGCGACGCAACACGTCCGCATTGTTCGCCGTTTGGTCTATTGCTTGTTGCGCGACTTTTTGCGCGCGGGAAAATTTAGCCGAGTCAAACTTTAATTCGAGGCTCTTTTGCAATGCGTTTAATTCGGATTGCGACGATTGCGCCGCTTTCCGCATAGATGACATTTCTTTGTTGAAAGACGACGCGTCCGCGCTTATTTCAACGGTTAATCCTCTAACGCTTTCCGCCATTTGTTGAGCCTCCTTTTAAGAATTTGACCGCGTCGTTTTGTGAAACGTCGCGTATAGAAATGTTTTTTTCTTTTGCCTTTGCCGTCCGCATTTGTCGTATCATTTGTTTTAGATTTGCAATATCAATCGACATTATAAGGACGTAAAGGTCGTTAAAGTGCGACCGTGCGATAAACACGTCTTGTATTTTGTGTTCGACGCATTTCTGCATAATCGCAATGTAGCGCGGCACGGTTAAGGGTTTACTTTGGTTGTCTGCCGACGGGTCGAGTCGTTTATAAATTGCCAACAACCGCATAAATTCTTCGCCGTGCTTTACAAGTTTTTTGAGTCTGCCGTTGCCGTAGAAAGCGCGATTTCAAAAACGTACTTGATTTTGTCGGTAAGGCGGGTAAGATACGCCATATCCGCCAAATCAAACATTTTCAAAAACGTTTTCCAATCGGCGAGTTTATCGCTTTCGATAAAGCAATAGAGGGCTTTAAGGTTTGACAAAATATGCGCTTTATTATCTACAAGCCCCGCCGCGCCGACGCGTTCGACGTACGCAAATAACGTTTCCGATTTTGCTTGCAAGGGGAAGTTTTGTTCCCAACGCTCCTCCGCAAAAAGCGACGTGTCGATTGCGACGTCGATTTCGCTTTCTTTGACAACGAGTTTTCCCGTGCTTTCGTCGATTTCTTTTTCGATTACGGGTAATTTTGTTTTAATCATTGTTGCCCTCCGCGTGCGTTATTCTGCCATTTTCGGCAAAACGACTTCGCTACCGAAAATGTCGTAACCTTCGTCGTCGGGTGTTACGGTCATTTGCCAAACGACAACCTCGTTGCCCTTGTCGTCCTTGTAGTTCGCACCGTTCGCCGCTAAAAGGGGAGTACCGCTGATTTCGAGTGCCGTATCGAAAGACGACTCGTTAATATCGTCGGTGTTTTGGTCGAACGACTCGGCGGGGCGCGTAGACGTTACGCCGTAAAGCATTGTTTTTGCAATAGGCATTGCGCCTTCTTCGTCGATACCGCACGTTTCAAAGTAGATAACGTGCAAAATGTTTTTGAGTTGCTTAATATCCGCAAGCCCTTGCGCGGTGCGGATTTTACGACCCATAGCGACCTCGTAAGCGTCGCAAACGTTGTTTTGCGTAAGCGTCGCCGTCTTTCCTTTTTCGTTGACGATATGGACAATACGTTTACCGTCGCCGTAAATGCTCTTTGTAGACGAGTCGTTTTCGATCGCTATTTTCATTGATGTACCCATACTTTGGAACGCGCCAAAACCGCCCGACGCGTCGGGTACTGCATATTTGACGTTTTGCACGTTGAAACGTACAAGGGTTTTGTTTTTCTCTGCCATTTTGATTATTTACCTCCGTTTTGGATAGTTTTTTTAATTGCGTCAAAGACTTGCGACTCTGCACCGTCGAAACAACGACGGATAAAACCTTTGTGCGGGCTTTTGTCGCTGTATTCCAAAATGTTTGAAAGCGGTATGTCTTGTTTACCGCCGCCGCTTACCGTCTTTGTGTTGCCGACATATCGGCGATCTTTGTACTTTGTTTTGATTTGCCACGACGAGGACATATCGCCCGTGTCGCGCGGTGTCTGTTGTTCGACTGTCGATTTGAATACTTCCGCTCCCGCTTGAAGTGCGTTTTGTCGGGTATCGAAAGACGCGTGTTGAAAATCCGTTAAAATTTGCGTAAGGGCGTCGGGCATTTCGTCAAGACTGATTTTACCCGTAGTAATTCCTTGTCTTTTACTCATTGTCCGCCACCCCGAAATACACAAACTCGATATTTTCCCCGCGGAACGGGTTATCAATATCGGCAATGTCCGACGCGTCGTTTGCAAGTCGGAAATGTTTATCACTCAATATCGCGCGTTTGACCGCTTGCAACCGCGCTAAAACGTCCGTATAGCGCGGGTCGGTCTTTTCATACGAGTAGTAATAATTGACGTCGATATACACACGAGAGAGCATTTGTACGCCGTCGCCGTATGCGTGCGGACGGTTAGAAATAACACGAAACACGACGTACTCGTTTTGATTGACTTTCACGTCGGAATTTTCGATATAATCAGTTTCAACACGCCGCAAGTGATTTGATAATACCCCGTAAGGGAGTAGCGTGTTGTCGAGTATTTCTTGTATAACCGTCCTAACATCCATTATCTAACCTCGTATTTTTTTACTTGAAATTCGAGCATTTTGTTTTGTTGTAAGTAGTTATCCGCCGCCGACGCAAGTCGGAAAGCGTGCGCGTCGTCGATAACGCCGTTTATGTAAATTCGTACGTCTTTCGTCGTCAATGCGTCGTAAACGCTTTTAACGTAAGCCATACGAACGCGAGCGGGGCGTATAACGCCGTCGGCTTGTTGTTGAATAGCCGTCGCCCCATAGGACGAAAGCCACTCGACATAGAAACAATCGGTCATAATCGGATCGCCGTTATCGGTTGTGCCGATTTGTGCTTTGATTGTTTCCCACGACGTCGCCGCACCTTTACCCGCAACGTGTTTTGTGGATTGCACCGCAAATTTTACAAGCGTTCGTTTTTCTTTTACCGTCTGCGCCATATTACCTCCGCATTTGCGATATTAAAGCAACGATCATTCCGTCCTTTTTGACGATTTCGTCGGGCGTTCCTTTATCGACCGCGTCGGCGTAAATCGCTTTAACGGAATACGCGCGCTTGCTTGTGATTTTATCGGCGGGTACGCCGCTTTCGAGCATTAGTTCGACCGC